CTCCGTTTTGAACTTAGTACAACAACTTTATTTAATCCAGAACTACAAAAGAAAAATGTAGAACATAACCTTCGTAGATATTTTGAAGCTGAAAATTTAATTACTGACGATTACGATCTTGGTTTGCGAATCGGTCCTGTTAGTCAACGTCTCGAGTTTCGTGATCCGAGGTTTGATGGTAAATATAATGTCGTAGACCCGTTCGGAGCTAAAGATATTCTTGGTGATATCGCCGATATTTCTATGGATACATTGTTACCGATTGCTACAGAAGTAACGGCGGGTGTTGGTACTGCGATGATTCCTGGAGTCGGTCAAGTTCCTGGTGCGCCAATCGCAGCTGCAGCATTAGCAGCAACAGCTACATCTTTTGGTCGTTTGAAATACGCTCAAAATCAAGGTTTTCTTTCAGAAGAAATTACCGACGAAGATATAGCTATGCAAGCCTTAAAAGAAGGTGGTTTAAGTGCAGCCTTTGGTATTGGTGGACAAGCGGCTTATAAAATGTTGCGGCCTATACTACGGACTATGGGTTTATCTAGTCCAAAGATGGCGTTTGATATTGATGAACAAACGTTTATAAGAGCTTATGAAAAATATATGTCTTCGCCAAAAGGTAAAGCTGCATCAGAAGCAGGGGTAACTCCAAGCTCTGCTCAAATATTAGAGGCAGTAGCTAAACAAGAAGCAAGCGCAGTAGAAAAGGGTAAATTACAAGCAGCTGCAACAGAACTAGCAGAACAAGAAGCACGTATTTCAACCTCTCCAGAACGTGATACTGCTGATGCTCTTATAACTCCAAGTCTTGAACGATCAGCCGCTGCAGAAATAGCTGTTCGAGGTGCAGCAGAAGAAGGTATGCCAACAGGTGTTCGTGGTACAGCAGAGGGTTTAGGTGAACGTGAAGCTCAAGCACTTGGTGAAAATATTCAAGCTGGTCTTACAGTAAATAAACAAGCGCAACTTGCACAACTTGATGACGTTGTGAGTCGTGAATTAGTAAATGTAGAAACAGCTCTTGATGATGCTGTTAATCTTCCGTCTAATGTTGCGGATATTTCAACTATTGGTTCAGCAGCTAAAGAAGCGATTGTTGAATCATATGAAAAAGCTAGTGCGGCGATTGGTAAACAATATGAGGATTTATTTACTCGCTGGTCAGACTCTACAGGTATTAGTATAGATTCCGTAGTAGTTGGCAAAGGTGCAATTCGTCCTACTGAAGCGGTTAGGTTTGCTCAAGATTTAAAAGCTACTTTACCTGACCGTCCGTTTGCTGATCCTGGCGACGCAACTGTTATAAACAAAGTTCTTGATTCTTTTGTTGAAAGTACGTCAGGTGCGGCTACAAAAATTAAACCTATTTCTCTTCGTACTTTAAATGAAAATATTCGTGATCTCCGTAGGTTAGAACGTAAAGCATATCTTGCCGCACAACGTGGTGAAAACGCTCCTAGTCCAGAAACAATTAGTGGAATGGTAGATGCGCTTGAAAAAGCTCGTAATCGTATCATATCTCGTAAAGATGCTCCAGAAGGACTTGTAGAAGAACTTGAGGTTCTTGATACTGCGTTTGCAGATTTTTCTAAAAAGTTTAGAAACGCTCAAGTGTCTGCTGTAGCTAAATTACGTAATGCTAAAAACCCAGAATCTGCTTGGGGTGTTTTATTTCAAAAAGATAGTCGTGGTAAAACAGCTGTCTTAGATATTGCTGATGAATTAAAACTACCTCAAAACGCTGATTTATTTGCAGACGTTGGAGCGGCTGTTCGTAATAAATGGTTAAACACTGTTGTAAAGCGAGATAGTAAAGGCGCGATTACAAAAATCGATGTTGCTGCGCATAGTCGTTTTATGAACGAATACGGAGCTGTATTAGACTCATATTTAACACAAGCAGAACGTAATGCTCTTGGTTCAGCAAAAGAATTTGCACAACAAGTTATAAATACTCAGGCTCGTAAAAAAGCGACAGTTGATAAAATTAACACAAGGTTTGATCTTGGTGGCGGTAAAGATATTGAACCTGAGTTCATCTTTCAACGTTCTTGGAAAGAGGGCGGTGTATCTAAATTTGATGAAGTCTATAATGTGCTTCGAGAGTCTCCTGAACTTCTCGATACTTATAAAGCGTTCGTATATAAAGATATGTTTGATCCAGCGGCTAACCGTGTGAAGTTAGTAAATGGTCGTGAAGTTTTAGATCCTGCCGAATTAAAACCGTATATTGATAAAAATAAAGACAAACTTAGTACACTTTTTGGACCAGATTATGTCCGTAATTTAAACACTGTCTTAGACGTAGCCGAAGATGCTTTAACTGCTGTTCCTCGTAGAGGCGCACGTCGTGAGGGTAATGCGCTCGTAGGCATTATCCGTGGTTACGTTGGTATGTTTACACGTCCTGGACGTTTCTTAACGTTCTTAAATAATCAACGTGGGCGCATGAGAGAAGACGCTATGACCATGGCTCTTGCTGATCCTGCAGTATTAGCAGATATGGCAAAAGCAGCTAAAGTACCATTATTATCAAAGGAGGGGCAACGTCTAGCAGGTCGTATTCTTGGGGGTCGATATGATGATCCTACACAAAAAGATTTACCTGTAGACAGACCATCAGGTGCAAGAGCACTTTTACAAGAATTAGAAGCAGGTAATCTGTAGTAAGGTAATGATATGCTCGCTGAACTGGCTGCAGCTAATGCTGCTTTTGCAATCATTAAAAAAGCAGTAACTAATACTGGAGATCTTGCTAAAGCAGGTAAAGCAATATCTGATTTTGTAATTGCAAAAGAAACACTTCAAAGAAAAGGACAGCAGAAAAAGAGACGTGGTGTACGGTCTTCCGATTTAGAAGAGTTCATGGCATTAGAGGCTATAAAACAAAAAGAAAAAGAGTTAAAACAGTTTATGATATATGCAGGAAGACCAGGACTTTGGAGCGATTGGCAAAAATTTCAAGCTGAAGCTCGAAAAGAACGGAGAGTACGAGAGGAACTTGCAAAACGCAGAAGAGCTGAAATATTAGATGCTATCGGAATAGGCGCAGTAGTCTTATTAATATCTGCTATGGTTGCGGGTTTAGTTGCTTGGATTGCTTGGTTAAAAGGGATGTTTGATTAATGAGTGCAGAAGACGTAGCAAGAAAATTATTAGAGCTAAAGATACTACCAAGATTTATGATGCTTTGTATGACAGGCGTATATATTAGATGTATCGAATGGGCGTTATCGCAGCCCGACTTAACAACACAACAAGCTAGTTTAATATCTGTTGTCACTGGAGCGATGACAGGAAGTTTAGCTGTGTGGTTAAACTCAGAGAAATAAATGCCAGCCAAATTAAATGAAAACACTGAAGTAGCTCTGCCGCTTCGGAATATTATTAGTATGGTTGCTGCTGCATCATTAGCGACATGGGCTTACTTTGGGATCATAGAACGATTAAATACTATTGAAACTAATCAGACTATGATGTCAGCTGATTTAGAACAAAATACAGAATTTCGTATTAAGTGGCCTCGTGGAGAAATGGGCAGCTTGCCAGCAGATTCTGAACAGTTTATGTTAATAGAACATTTAGCTACCGAGCTTGAAAGATTACAGGTAGAAATAGAGGAAGGTCGTGCGCCTTATGATCAACAACAAAAATTAACATTAGAGTTTTATGAGAAACGTATTAGTAATCTTGAAGAAAATTTAGAAAAGTTGCGGAACGGTGGTTGAGCTTACATTTGTATTATTATTAGTAATGAATGGCGAAAGAGTAGAGTATACGCCTTACAAGTCGTTGGCTGAGTGTTTATCAGTTAGACGTAAGATTAAACGTAATGTAGGCCATACTAATAATTTTGATCAAAAGTGGTCTTGTAAAGAACACACGGTTATGGTTCTTAATGGTGAAATTTTGGAGTTTATAGAATGATACAAGCATTAATTGGTCCTATTACTTCATTAGCTGGTTCGTGGATGGAGTCTAAGGTAGAGCAGACAAAAGCTAAAGGTGCTGTTGCTAAAGCAAAAGCAGAGGCAGAAGCTGAAGTAATGAAAGTTGCTGCTACACACGAAGCTGGCTGGGAAAAAATAATGGCGCAAGCCAGTGATAACAGTTGGAAAGATGAAGCCTGGACAATTTTATTTATAATTATCATAGCCATGTGTTTTATACCGTTTACACAGCCCTACGTTGAAGAAGGTTTTGCAGCTTTAGATCGTACCCCAGAATGGTTTCAATGGGCTATGTATGCATCAATAGGGGCTTCTTTTGGTATTCGTGGAATAAAAGGTATTAAGAAATGATCATAGAAGAATTAAGAAAAGAAATAGAAATCGATGAAGGATGCAAGTACGAAATCTATCTCGATCACCTTGGTTTGCCTACTTTCGGTATTGGCCATCTCGTTTTGGATTCTGATCCTGAGAGCGGAGCAGAAGTCGGAACTCCTGTATCAGAAGATAGAGTGTCAGAATGTTTTGATAAAGATGTACACACAGTGCTTTCCGACTGTGAAAAACTGTACGAAGACTTCTCCGAACTCCCTGAAGAAGTGCAAAGAATTATTGCAAACATGATGTTTAATATGGGCTACCCAAGGCTAAGTAAATTTCGTGGAATGAAAGCAGGGGTAGATGCCAGAGACTGGAATAAAGCCGCAGATGAGATGGTCGACTCACGTTGGTATAAACAAGTAACTAACCGTGCTGAACGTCTCGTTCAGCGGATGAGATCGGTCTAATACTCAACTCATAACCCATATTACCTAACACTTTATTAAAGTTTTCTAAAGTAGGCTGACGCTGTTTAGCTTCCCAAGTGTATACTGTAATAACAGCTACACCTGTACCGTCACTTACTTCTCTTTGTGAATACCTGTGTTTCGTTCTAAGGGTTTTAAACTCATCAACTAAATCAGCCATTTCTTCCAATCTTCTTCCAATACTTGTGTTGCGATATTAATCTTTTGACGTAGCGCACTTACTATTTTTTCATCTACAGTTTTACTTGCTATTAAGTCAACGTAGGTTACATTATTATTCTGGCCGATGCGGTGCGCTCGGTCCTCTGATTGTAATCTTACTTCAAGATCGTAACTGTTACTATAATAAATTACTGTAGATGCGGCAGTAAGAGTTAAGCCGTAACCACCAGTGCGTGGCTGTCCTACAAAAAACCTTAGACTATCGTCTTCTTGAAAACGCCTAACGATTTCTTGTCTTTGTTCACCGTCCGTATCTCCGAAATAAGTCTCAACGGCACTCGAACCATAGACCTTGGTTATTTCATTTTTAACTGCTAATATGTCGTGTCGATAGTTTGCCCAGATTATCGCTTTACCATTTAGTTCTTCTAACACTGACATTAGTTCAGTTATACGATTATTCGCTAATTCAACTATGTTACCGTCATCTGTCGTAATAAAGCCACAGCTAATTTGATGCAGACGAAGTAGTTGAGTAATGACTGCGTTAGCAGTAACTAACTCCATATCGCCTAATAATGCAACAGCAGACTTTTTCATCTGGTTATAAACATTCTTTTGTTCAGGAGATAATTCAATATCACGTTTCGTATAAATCTTATCTGGTAAGTCTAGACACTCTTCTTTAGTTACTCGATACGAATAAGGTCTAATAGAATCAGTTAGTTCGTCAAGATTCCTAAATCCAAGTATTTGATTATATTGATGTGACCCTGCGTTACGTCTTATCATATCTGCATAACGAGCGCAGAAAGCATAATAAGATTTAAAACCAAGAAGTTTTTCTCCAAGAAACTGAAACTGAGCAAATAAGTCTAAAGGTGTCTTCGTAATCGGAGACCCTGTAAGAATTCGTTTATAAGCGCAAAGTTTGGCTAAACGTATGGCTGCTTTCGTTCTTCTAGCCTTATGGTTTTTTATAACCGTAGACTCATCTATAACGACTAATGTCCTACCACCATGCGACTTTATAAATTTAGTCGCTACCTCTTCCGCTTTACCACTAGATAGAGCTTCGATATTCATTACAAATATATGTAGATTATCGTCGACTTTCCATATACTGCGAATAGCATCTTTATGTTTATTAGTAAGCGGAGAAGCCCAATAAGCAAGTTTATATTTAACTTCATCTGGTAAATGCGCTGGTATTTCTTTCTCTACCCAGTTCTTATAAACACCCTTTGGAGCAAAAATCAATACAGAATTAATTAAATCTTTTTTATCTAAATGTGTAATGGTGTCGATTAAAACTTTAGACTTACCTGTACCCATATCCATTAACAAAGCAAAAGACTCGCTATCGCACGATGCTTCGAGCGCAGACAGTTGATGAGCATAAGGTTTTGTTTTAAAAGTAAAATCAACCATTAATTTCCCCTAGTAATTTTTACCTATATAATATAGTATAAATTTATAGTAAAGCTCAAGAAAGGAATAAGAGTTGACTACACAAGGTTATTCTTCTGCTGAAAAAACTTATAACATTCGTATGGCTGGTCGCATTCGCAGACTACACATTAGGCCAATGAATGGAGATGAACAAAACGTTGCGGCTCATACATGGGGTGTAGCGATGATTCTTCTTGACCTTTTTCCTGATGTATCAAGAGAGGCTCTCGTTTTTACATTACGCCATGATGTTCCAGAAGTTGTTACAGGGGACATTCCAGCTAACGTAAAGTGGGATAATCCTGAAATAGAAGAAGCGTTGCAGAGAAGAGAAAAAAGGTTTTTAAAAGATATGGGTTGGCAACAAGAACATAAAGGTGCGCCATCTTATGATCGTGAAAATCTTTATATACGAATAGCGGATAGAGTTGAACTGTTATTCTTTTGTTTTGAACAAATATACATGGGTAATTCTATGTTATTAGATGTTTGTCAAAATGTAGGAGAAAAAATATTAGACGATGTTGAGTTGCTTGATGAGGAATATCGTCCGATAGTTACAGACTACATCGACCAGTACAATGTTTATCTAGCAAGTAATTTTAGTAAGGAAAAACACTTCACACACGGCGGTTTATCATAATGTCATATGTTCTATCATACGATAGTTGTTAAAATAAAACAAAACGTTAACAACAGTATTATGATATTATGAGATTATGACGAGCTTTATCAGGTAATTAAACTTTTAAAACTAGCCACAGCACTATAGGCTAAAAATAGGAGGCATTTATGCCGAGAGTATATCTTGTTCAGCAAGGTGCATTTAACCTCACTCCAGCAAAGAAGTGGGGTAGTGTAAGGGTATTAATGCCGCCAATGGTACAAATGTTATTTGACGACCCTCTTATAGTTGATCAAATAGCTGATGGGTTACAAGACATAAAGCCAGAGGATTATCTTCTTTTGGCTGGAGATCCCGTCTTGATAGGTATCGTAACCGCAATAGCGGCTGATATGCTTGATGGCGAGATAAACCTGCTCAAGTGGGATAGGCAGGAAAAAGTATATCTCCCACTTCATCTTAGTCTTTATGGAGCAGTTAATTGAATAAAGACACTTTTCTCGATGACATCCTCGGGGGCGAGGCAATAAACTCCCTAGCAGTCGAGGCTACCGATGGTGAAATCCGTCGCATAGCTGAGTTGGCTAATAAACAACTCGATCTTGAGCGAAGCGTAGCGTCGCTTGAGGAAACGCTGAAAGCAGAAAAAGAGAAGCTCCGTGTTGTACAAGAACACGATCTTCCTGATGCTTTAGCCGAAGCTGGTATTTCAGAGATGAAATTAGCAGACGGCTCTAGAGTAAAAGCTGAACCCTTTGTACACGCCCACATTAGTAAAGCGAACGTAGATGAAGCCCACGCTTGGCTTATCGACAACGGTTTCGGTGAACTAATAAAGCGTGAGGTTGTGGCTAAATTTGGTCGAGGCGATAATAAGTTTGAAAAAGCTAAAGCGGCTTTGATAGCTGAAGGTATCGTTCCTGACACAAAAGAAGCTGTTCATCACCAAAGGCTTAGAGCATTTGCAAAGGAACAGATAGAAAAAGGTACGGATATACCTACAAAACTGTTTGGTTTGTACTCTGGGTTTAAAACTAAAATCTCTAAATAGGAGGCCAGTATGGCTACAAAAGAAGTCGCTGTTAAACAGCAATCATCCGCAGTTGCAGTAGTCGATGACGATCTGCTTAATCTTGGTACAGGTCTGGAGGATACATCCTCTGACGATTTTGCCATTCCGTTTCTTCAGATGCTTCAGGCTCTTAGCCCACAGCTAAATAAAAACGATGGTAAATATATCAAAGGTGCTGAGCAAGGTAACATCTATAACACTGTCACTGGAGATGTTACCGATGGTGACGAGGGGTTAATTGTTGTTCCCTGTTACTACAATAAAAAATATCTTGAGTGGTCACCTCGTGAAAGCGGTGGTGGTCTTGTGAATACACATGATAGCCGTGATATCCTTGCGCAGTGTGTAAAGAACGATAGAGGTCAGTTTGTTCTCCCTAATCAAAACTATATAGCTGAGACGGCTCACTTCTATGTTATGGTTTGTAACGAAGATGAAACTGAGTGGACGCAAGCGGTAATAGCTATGACATCTACTCAGCTTACGAAAGCTCGTAAGTGGGTAAGTCAGATGAAACAGCGAAGAGTGCAAAACTCTTCAGGAGCTATGGTCGAAGCACCTATGTTCTTGTTTAAATATCGGCTTAAAACCGTAGCTGAGCAAAACGATCGTGGTTCTTGGTACGGTTGGTCTATCGGCTTAGAGGGTCAGGCTAGTAATAAAGCTATGATCCTTGAAGGTGCTAACTTCCTCAAGATGATTAAGTCTGGGGATGTACAAGCTAAAAATCCTGATGCAGATGGTGCTGTAGCAGATACAGACGACTCTGCTCCTTTCTAAATACAAATCAAGGGGGCGGTGTATTACTGCCCCCTTTTCTCTCGATTAGAAAGGATAGGATATGACAACTAAAGATTTTGCTGAATTATTTTCAGGATTGCGATTAGCTTATGGAAGTTACCGACCAAATGAAGATAACGGTCCAGGAAAACAAAAAGGACAGTACAGGGTTGTATCTGAAGATATTGACGATGATCGTCTTATTGAACTTTGGGATAACCATTTACGTGGGGTTGAAAGTCTTGGCATCGTCCCCATTAGAGAAGATAATTCATGCGTGTGGGGTGCTATTGACATCGATACATACCCACTTAAACACGATGCTTTAGTTGAACGATTAGTAAAGCGTAACGAATTACCCTTCGTTGTTGCACGTTCAAAGTCTGGTGGTGCGCACGTCTTTTGTTTTGTTTCTGAACCAGTGTCTGCATCAACGATGCAAACTAAATTAAAAGAAATAGCTTCTGCACTTGGTTATGGAACGGCTGAGATTTTTCCAAAACAAACAAAGCTCTTGTTAGAAAAAGGCGATCGTGGGAATATTTTAAACATGCCTTACTTCGGAGGTAGTTCTTCAACAAGATACTGCCATAACGACGATGGTGAAGGTATACTCGATTTAGATGAATTTATAACGCATTGTAAATCTAAACAGATAACGAAACGTGAGTTAGAAAACCTTACAGCAAAAGCTATAAATACCGCTGACTCAGATCCTGATCTCGAAGGTTCACCACCGTGTTTACGTTCGCTATGTGTTATGGGCTTTCCAGAAGGCACACGAAATAATGGTTTGTTTGATTTAGGTGTGTTTGCTCGTAAGAAGTTTCAAGATAATTGGGAACGTAAAGTTGAAGAATTTAATTTTAAGTATATGAAACCACCACTAGGTGCGCAGGAAGTTTTAACCGTTATCCGTGCTTTGAATAATAAAGACTATCAGTATAAATGTAACGACCAGCCTATAGCTGCATTTTGTAATTCTTCTATCTGCCGTACTTGCGACTATGGTGTGGGTTCGTCGGGTGGTATGCCTCAGTTTGGTAATCTACAAAAACAGGATTCTACACCACCGATATGGTTCTTAGACGTAGAGGGTCACCGTATAGAACTGACTACTGAAGAATTACAAAACCAAACTAAATTTCAAAGACGGTGTATGGATGCTCTTAATTTTATGCCTCCAAGCCAAAAACAAAATAATTGGAGAAATATTATACAGCAGTTATTGGACGCTGTGTCGATTATCGAAGTGCCAAAAGATGTATCGGTAGAGGGTCAGTTTGAGGAACTGTTAGAAGCGTTTTGTACAGAGCGAGCGCAAGCTCAAAGTCGAGACGAAATATTACTTGGTAAACCTTGGACAGAAGAAGGCAAAACATATTTCAGGTTAAAGGATTTACTTGAGTATTTTAGTAGGCAACAGTTTAGAGAGTATGGGAGAAACCACATTGCCGCTAGGTTACGAGAGATGGGCGGTGATCACCACTTTTTTCATATTAAAAATAAAGGCGTAACTGTTTGGTATATTCCTGAGTTTGCTTCTCAGGACAGCGGTTACGACCTTCCAGATATGAAAGATGAGCCGTTTTAATGTCTAGAGACCCCAGCACATGGTCAATTATTCTTGGTCCACCAGGAACAGGCAAAACTACAACTATCTTAAATTTGATAGAAATGGAAATGGAACGTGGTACACCGCCTGATCGTATAGGTTATTTCGCATTTACGAAAAAGGCTTCAGAGGAAGGTCGTGACCGCACGATAGAACGATTTGGTTTACACGAAAAAGAAGTTCCAAATTTTAGAACGCTACATTCTTTATGTCACCGCATGCTAGGGTTATCACGTTCTTCTGTTCTTAACGGTACATCTATAAAAGAGTTTAACGACATCATGGGTCTGCGTTTATCCTCTACAGTATCTTTAGAGGAGGGATCAGTATCCTTATTATCAAAAGACGATAGGCTAAGTTTTATTGAAGGTTTGTCTAGGTTACGTTGTGTTTC